TTTCATGAGAAACTATCTTTCAGAGTTTGCACAGTATATCTGTGAGGCAGACATAAGCAAAGATGTACAAGAGAAACTAGATCAGTTTAGAATCAACTTGATAAGAGAATATGGGAAGATCTGACATTCTAGAGTACAGTAATGTATTCTCACACGAGGACTGGGAAAAGATTCTAGATTTAGTTTCTGGTCCTAATTGGTATTTTGGTCATGGATCATATGTTGATGGGGACAAACGTCGTGGTATCCCCTTCTGGCGCATAGATCTAAAGGATAATGAGTTCTTTACATCATATCTTCTAAATATCATTGAGGAGAAGACCAACCAACAATATGAATTGTTTGATGTGTATGCAAATGGTCATACATTTGGCACACAAGGGTCTTATCATCAAGATTGGTATGATGACAGAGGAAGAACATTCTTACTCTATGCAAATGATATGTGGAAGTTAGACTGGGGCGGCAAGACAGCATTTCATTTTAACGATGGAACTGATTACTTCCACGTCCCAAAACCAAACTCAGCAATATTATTTCCTGGCATGATTCCACATGCTGCTGAGATGACATCTAGATCATTTATTGGTTTGCGTATTACTATTGCTTGGAAACTACTACTTAAGGAACAATGAACAATTACGACGTATTTTATTTTGATAACTTCATTGAGCGTTATGTCGCTAGTAATAACAAGTCGTTGATCTATTTCAGATCAACTGGTTGGAACAATAGTAGTGATGTTGATGCTATCAATGCATCATATGATTTGTATAGAGATCTGCTACCATTAGATCTATTCACAGCACTACAAAACTCTGAGTTTGTATTTGTTGAGGTACATGATCTGGTAGAGACAGAGGAGTTTCTAACATCAAACTTCCCTGAAAATCAGGCATCTTGTGCAAGACCAGAGGATTACATTCACTATACTCTGTTCAATGCAACAGGTCAAACTATCATGGCGAACTAAAATGTTTTCTGAAATCTTTTTCAAACAGGACAGATACAATTTAGACAGTGGAGAGTATATCTCAACTCTTGAGAGAATGCCATGGAGATACACTGGTCTGGTTGATTCTGCCTATCTTCCCACCTTCAGTGGTGCATTGTCTGCTAAACTAAACAAAGTTTATCAATACAAATATCCACACCTGGACGTTGCAATCATGAGTGATTACAAGGTGGTGGGTATTGAGTATGTGGGTGATGAGATCAAATCATATTGTATGAACACCATGATGCATTGGTCTAATCTCACAGAAGTCAAACAGGTATGGGATACATTCTTATCATTCTGTGATCTAGGTGATCTTAGTCAAGTCAAAGAGACAGTTGATAAGATGACTGATGAGACTGATTACTTTGAAACTCTTGTACAAGGAATCCACTATGATGCTGATGGAAATTGTACTGGTATTAGAATCTTTGACCCCACATATAATCTAGATGAGTATTCATCTAATGAGCTGCTTGTGAAAATGAATAAACTCTGTAAAGAGAAAAGAGCTCTTAGAGGTACATTTGACATCTTCCTTGACGGCAGTTTTACATTTAACTTGGCAGTTGCACACCCACAGGTATCACTAGCACGGCAAGAGAGAGGCAATATGAAAGAAGCACATCACGAAGTAGAATATCGTGATGGTATTCTTCCTCTTCTAGTTGAAGCGGGATTGATTACTGAAGATCATAAGTCTGTGATTGAAGCAAAATGCACAGGCACATCAGTATTTGACCTAGAGTATAAATTGTCAAGTGCTGGTGAGATTACTGAAACAATTCTTAAGCACATGACACACGTTGAATTCAGGGACTTGACAGCATCCTGACGCCATGCTATGGTAGCGAAGCACCAGTGGTGATCCATGCTCGAATTTTGTTATGAACTCAATTATGAGGACCTTGACTTCACAGACGCAGAGACTCGCAAACTTTATCGTATTGGAAGGGGAGAGCAAGGAGTGCTACTGGTACGCCCTTACACTAACGACATTTGCGCTCGCTGGCGTTTTGTAGATGAAGAAACTGCTATTAAATCTTCTAATGAGATTTACGAGATGTTCTGTTCTTACAGACGGAACAAGGATTTTATTGGCATGGACATGGCACGGAAATTCCTTGAAATGGGTTTCACTCGCGCCAGAAGGTATGCCAATCATTCTTCGGGACGCAAATATGACAGCACAGGGCAAGTTCGTCCGCAAGAAACAGATTGGCGTGATAACGAAAAATCTAAAGCAGCGGCAGTATTTAAAGTAAAACGTGATCTGGCAGCATATGACCCTGAATACCAACGACAACGTAAAGAATGGCGATCTAATGAAAGTACCTACGCAGATCGAGTTGCAGCACATGCAGCTACAAGCAATGTTAAAAGAGAACGATATTCCAGAAAGCGAACTAATGTATTGCGGTGAGCGTGAATATACTCACGAATACCAGGCACACCCCGAGTATCATGGACAGATGATGCACTGGTACATCATTGCAGGCGAGCATGAGGTGCCAGTCTGTGATATACTGTCTGTTGATCGTGTTGATGATGGTGAATAGTTAAGAAAGTCTGAGTTTATACAGATTTCCTCACACAACCATCTAAAATACACTGTACCACGCTAAACTAAGATGAACACGCCAGAGAAGCACGAGAAGCGCAGGGATGCACTGGGACTATTCTATGAGTCTGTTCTCAAACCAGATCATCAACTGCGCCAGTGTGCTCACAATCAGTCATGTTATCATGAGTTGATGGAATGGCGTGAGGACGTACTACGCTACCTTGATGAACGACGCAACCAGGAATTTCACAATGGGTATTGAACTTGGACCTGACAACACCTATGAAAAGCAACGCAAATGTCGTATGCAAGATGCTATCGACGATTACCTCTCGGATGACAAAGTATCAAGCAGACAAGCGTATGAAGAGATGCTATCTTGCATCAATGATGTGATAGAATACCACGAGAAAGCATACTGCCGTGCTCGTGGTCTCTACGATCTTATGATGGGCAATCGAGAGATCGATCCATTCCTTGATGATCCTGAACTTGTCAAGAAGTGGCAGTATGCTAAATTACCTAAGCGATTCTGATACAATGAACGAAGAAGAGTTTAAGTCTGCCATCAACAACATTCTGATGATGCAGAACAACAACGATCACAACTTTCAAATTCTGCAGGCACAAATTGATAGACTGCAGCAAGAACTCACTGAGTTAAATGATTTGAAACAAATGTTCCGCCTACCCAAACCCGAGAACAAAGATCGTAAGTTGTTCGATGAAGAAGACTGATTTTGAACTACTCCAACCAGTGTGTTATCATAACACATGTGGTTATATCTCTTTCATAAGCGAAGAGTATATTACTATTTGCTTCAAGGACATCCCACTACCCACGAGTGCAAACTCACGGTGGGGTCGTCATTATGTTAACATTGTCGTTTATCCTGATTTTTGGCATGAAGTACGCAGTTGTGTGGATGAAGAACAAAAAGAAGGGCACTGCCCGCCAAGAAGCGATCTTCTACAATTTGGACGACGCCGCTCTGTGGGAACAGCACATCAACAAAACACAGCATTGTCGCACTGACATCATCCCCATCTATGGGGACAGTTGAATAACTGATTGGGGCACTTGACGGTGCCCCTTTTTTATGCCATACTATCTGTATCAAAGCAACGCACCATGTTCCCTGCCAAACTGCTTGAAGTTCTTCAGTATCTCAACAGTATTGCCATCGCTGTTAGTGAGAGTCATGAAGACGGTCGTGTGAATAGCATCGATGATGAGGATACTATCATTGACCTGCTGATTGAGAAGTATGGTGAGGAGAACATCATCAAACCACCTCCGCGTTGCTGGTGGGATGTCAAGATCTTTGGATACTATTTCAATATCAAGTCATCCAAGTATGGCAGTGCTGCTGATAACTTCTCATCCAAAGCAGCAATTCTGTATGCTCTGACTGACCTGCCTGAGGACAAGTTGAATGTATCTTCATGGAAGAAGTTTCAAGATGCCCTGTCTATCTACGGCAGGAAGGAGAACAATCGTGACTATTATATTCTCTCCCTGAACAAGACAAACAATGAGGTTCATCTTACCTCACTCAAGTCTCTCAGCAAACTCACTGCCAATGGCAACAACCTGCCCTTCCAAATCAAATGGAAGGACAACACCAACCCTGTACAACGCACCTACAGCGAAGCGTATGATTTTCTGGTAGGATGCTACAAAGATTCTGTTCGTAAAAAGATTAGTGCTCATGACGGTTTCGATGCCCTTTGATCTACAACTAGGTGACTGCCTGGAACTCATGCGTGAGATTCCAGATGAATCAGTCGATTTTATTTGCTGTGACCCACCATACGGCACCACCAGCATCAAATGGGATGAAGTATTGGATTATGATGCCATGTGGGAACAATATGGTCGCATCATTAAACCCAAGGGCATGATGTGTCTGTTTGGATCACAACCATTCTCCGCACAGTTGATCTGTTCTAAGATCAAGTGGTTCAAATATGAGTTGGTGTGGAACAAGAACAAGTGTGGATCTCCTGGTCTTGCAAAGTATAGACCAATGAAGACACATGAGAATGTGTTGCTGTTCTCCAAAAAACCAGGCGGAGTGTATAATCCACAAATGGAGGTGGGAGAACCATATGCTCGCAAGAGTAAGAACCCTGAAGGATATGTGGGACGTAAGAATGACCATGGATATGGTATGAAACCACGCAAAGAGTTTGAGAACAAGGGAACACGCTATCCTAAATCTATTCTCAACATCTCACGCGACTTCAGTGCTCAACAGCAGGTGCATCCCACGCAGAAACCTGTGCCACTGATGGAGTGGTTGATCAAAACCTATTCTAATGAGGGTGACACTGTGCTGGACAACTGTATGGGATCTGGTTCTACTGGTGTTGCTGCGGTGGCACTGGGTCGTCATTTCATCGGCATGGAGTCCGATGCGGAGTATTATCAGATCGCCACGGACAGAATCCGCGCTGCTGTGCCAGTTCAAGAACCTGCACACCCTACCGTGACGGACCACCTGGAGCGTGTATGATTACAAAGTAATCGAGAGACACCAATGCAACTCTTCACCTCCGCCACCAAGATCGACTACTATCCTGTTGGCACTGGCAAGCGTTTCGTTAAGAAAGTCGTCTGGCACCCTGGTTCTGAGTCTGAGATGACCTTCTTCGCTACCAAACTCAAGTCTGAGATGCGCTATGAGGTTGAGAACTACATTGCTAACGGTGCTGTGGTCACTGCCATCAACACTGAAGAGTATCAGGGCAGCGACTATTCTCCTCTCGCCTGCTGAGAGGCGTCTAGAAGCGCCTGTAACGCCCCTCTACCCCTTTCTACCTATGGAGACCACTGAAGTATTCTTGACCGCTGCTCAGATCCGTTATCTGATGGACATGATGATGGGGTGCTCTCTTGGCATCAGCAAACACCATGCTTACCTGAATGGTGTCGATGACAATGCTCTCTACAACCACTTGGAGAACTGTCTGCCTGATCCCCCAGACCCTACCGAGTGCTGGTAGGATTACAAAGTAATCGAGAGACACCATGCTCAAAGGAAACTTACTCAAGGTCATCGGTGAGACTGCCAAGGACATTGAACTCACCCGTCTCCAAAAATTTGAAGTCTTCTGCAATGTATGTGATAACATGCTAGCAGAAGGACGCATCACCAAAGTACAACACGAACGCTGGACCAATGTTTTCTAAAGAAGACCACGAATTCATCGACTTTCTCTTCGGTAAATTGACTGCCTTGACTGATACTGACATGATCGATCTACATAGTGATGACACATGCTGTGATGAACTGGAGTTTAAAGCAGCGGAACTGGAGGTTACAGTAGACGAACTGCTATGTTTACAGAACAACAATTAGAAATTATTGCTGATGCCGTAGAAGACTATGGCATTCTAACAGATGAGGACACCGCAGACATCTGCGGTGAGATCCTCGACATCATTGAAGCACACTTTACCAACAAAAACTGGAAACGATGACCATCTCTGAAGTTATGCTCGATCGCTGGCTCCTGGAACAGATTGAAGAAGAGTACGACGTGATCGAAGTTGAGAAGGACATGCCAGTTGAAGAACTGTCCTACGAGGCATTGGAACTGCTCTCCTGAGCCCTATACTAAGTTCATCAACCAAGGGACGCCACCCATGACCGTTCAAGTCGTTAAGCACTCCTTCTACAAGATCGAGATCGACACCAAGGATGCAGTGCAACCCATCATCTACTTCCGCAAGTGTGGCAAGTGCAGCACTGCTAAGGGCATGGATCGTCAGCACAATCGTATTGTGAATGAGACTGTTGAGGCATGGCGTCCATTCTCTGAGCAGATCACGCGCTACACTGTATCTCGTGTGCCAGCTGACGTAGTGGTCAAAGGTGAGATCCGCAACGCCTGATCTGCCCTATACTAAGTTCATCAACGCAACCGACACCATGACTGCCACCACCTTCGCTGACTACTGTGCCACTGCTGATGCTCGTAAGCGCATCGAAGAGAACGTTCTCCTCTGGACTGAGATGCTCTGTGAAGCACTCGTTCTCGACTTCAAAATGGATAGCATCCGCCGCGCTAACTTCTTCAACAACACTGATCCTGAGTACAAAGCAAAGCGTCTTGAGTCTATCGAGCGTGGTGATTGCCTGTACAAGTTCTACTATGAGACTGGTCGCAAGTATCACAAAGTGATCATGGAGACTGAGAGTGGTTCCCGTAGTGTTCATGCCTTCATTAACAAGAAGACTGGTGAGTTGCACAAAGCAGCATCATTCAAAGCACCTGTGAAAGAACCACGTTTCGATCTTCGTATCATCACTGAGCGTGAGTTTGTTCTGGAGAAGTGTGACTGGTCTGGCGGTTATCTCTACAAAAATGCATACTACACCGCTTGACATACTGACCCATACATACTATACTGTCAATCCACGCTTTTCCTCCAATGTCTGCTCCTCAGTTCTATCTCGTCGCTGATGGCAATGCTTACGCAATCGATGGTGATGATCTCTATGGTGCGCCAGTTAATCTTGACGGCACTGTTGACTGGGATTCTGCTTACGATTTTGATCCTTGTGATGAAGATGTTGAATACGTAGCGCACATGTGCTACTATCTTAAGCAAGCACAGCAGCTTACTCTTGAACAAAACAGTGAGGTCTTTGTCAAATGAACATGCTACAAGAGCACATCCGCGAGTACATCAACCCGTATCCTAACAGATACACTCGTGGCAAGTGGGAGATTCGTGTTCTTCCGCATGAAGATCTAGATGATGAGGGTGTTGAGAAGTTCTGGCGCTTATTCAAGAAGTTTCCTAACGACTTCGCCGCTGCTGCTGTCTCTCTCCTCCCTGATGATGTAGAATTCATTCAGTACGATCACCTCGCAAACATCCTGTTCGCAACCAAACTATGAGCAACTTCAACTACACTGACGACTCTGCTATCACTGAGCGTCTGAGTGAGCAACGCGACAGCATCTATGAGTATGTTGTAGAGCGTTTCCGTTATCATATGTCCAAGGATGACATCGACAGTGCAATGGCGCTTGCTGATGAGTTCTATGAGTGGATGGACCCCAATCAACTAGAAGATGAGGTGACAGCATTCTTCAATGAAGAAGAACTGCTGCGACTGTACATGTCCCTACCTGAGACCAATGACTGACATTA